TTACCCCTCAAATTCTATGTCTATTTCATACCCATTCGTGCTAAGCTTATGGCTTACTTCTTTTATGCTAAACTCATTTGCTTCTAGCCCAGGAACTCCACCAAATTTAAGCTTGCCGCCTGCTATGATGTTTTTCCCTTCGCAGCTACATCTGCCATTTATTCCGCCGCGTTGTAACTCGTTAAGTTTAGCTTCTGCTTGTTTAAAGGCCTCATTATCACTCTTTGGCTGAGCTATCTGCATCTTATATACCTGTTCCCCGCTTCCCACCTTAATGCTTTTTACCTTACCAGCTTCGATGTCTTGCCACTCTGCTATTACGGCCGTATAAGAGTTTCTATTAGCTTCAGTGATCTCTAGCGAGTAAAGATTAGTTAAATTTAGTGTAAAAGTGGGCAAATTCTCGTTTTTTGAAGTATTTGAGGTTTGGCTAGCATCGCCCTTAGCATCTTTGGCTGTTATGATGATGGTATTATTTTTAACAGCCATTAAAAAACCAAATTTAACACATAGATCATATAAAAACTCTATGTCGCTTACATTATCCTGGATAACAGAAGCTATGTTTTGGTCGCTACCGCTTGTTTTTAAAGATAGTGCATTAATACCAGCTATCTTTTTATTGTAGTCTGCGCTAGTTGTTTGCACGCTAAAAGAGCCACAAAGATAGAGCTCATTTTCATATCCCAACCAAAGCTTAAGCTTGTCTCCAAATACTGGCTTTGCATATATGCCAAATAGGGTAAAGCTGATTTCATCACTTTCATTGCCCTCTTTATCGGTAAAGCTTAGACTTATTAGGTTTTTTCTAATGGTGTTTGTTATGTCTTTACCGCTGGCTTCTAGCTTGAAAGCCGGTTTTCTTACCATAGTTTTGCCTGCTCTTTCGCTACTTCTTTTATATCAGGCAAAAACACCCTATCGCCTGCGTGAAGTGTTGTGTTAAGCTTTGGGTTTATAGTTAGAATTTGCTCAAAAAACCTTAGATGTCCGTAGTGGTTGTAGGCGATAGTATCAAGCCTATCACCATCTTTAGCTATGTAAATTTTATCCATCATAATCCCTTTTTAGCTCCAAACTAAAACTTTGTGTAAAAAATGCTCCATTTGGAGTGAAAATAGCTTGTTTTTCACTGATTTTTACTATAACAAAGCGACCAAAATATTTACCATTTCCGTTTGTAAGCGGCAAGCTTTGACGTAAGGCGGCTAAGGCATAAAGTGGCTTTAGTGCGCCTTGTTTGTCACCGTGATATGGCAGTGTTTGACCCTCTATATTAAGAGTGCTGCTTCCTAAATTTGCACTAAATAAGGCTGGATAGTTTTGTATCCGCTCTTGTTCACTTATACCAAAGTCTGTTTGAGTATCAATACTATTAGTTTGCTCCCATCTAAATTTAAACCCACCAAGATTTAGCACCATGTTATCCCCTTACATCCGTATTTTTACGGTTAAACTCATCACGTCTTAGTGCGTCTTTAACGCCTTTTACTATTTGAGCCTTAAAACTCTCTAGGTCAAATTTGCCATTATCTGAGTTAAGTAAAAAATCACCATTAAAGCTAATGTTGATGGCGCCACCACCTGTGCTAGCTGCCACTAAAGCTGGAGCCTCTTTTGCAGGAGTATCACTATCTGAGCCAAAAATAGAGTTAAAAAAGCCACCGCTATCATCTTTTGATTTTAGCTCACTGCTTGCTTGCTCATCGTCTCCAAAGCCAAAGAATTCTTTTGTCTTGCTCCAAGCACTACTTAGCCCCTTAATGGCCTCACCGACCATGTCGTTTATCCAGCCAAATTTCTCAGCTATCCAGTCAAAAAAACTGCCAAAGAGCTCATCCCATATCTTGATAACTGGCTCAAAAATAGCGCTTAAAAAGTCGCTCACTCTTTGCCAAAGATCGCTAAAAAACTTTGTCGTGCTCTCCCAATATGGCTTTACACTCTCCCATATCTCAAGAAAAAATGCCTTTACCTCGTCCCAATTTTCTATAAGATAAGCTGCTGCCATACCAAGAGCTACGACGATCGCCCCGATACCCGTAGATATAAGAGCTAGGCGCATAATCCTAGCTCCGCTAGCGACGGCTATAAAGCCCGCGCGTAAAAATGATAGCCCTCTGCCGAGAGCCAAAGAGATCGTCGTAGCCGCCTTTGCGATAGCGGTCCACGCTTTACCCGCGGCGTTTGCTGTCCAAGTAGCCGCTGCTACTGCTTTCATACGAGCGGCTGTGATCAAATACGCCGCGTTTAGTTTTAGGGTAGATAGGTATTTAAGCTTAAATACGCTATTTAAAAAGCTTATGCCAGTCCCTAAAATTTTAGCTTGTTGCCATGCTATATTAAGACTCCACCATAAAATTTTAAGCATAGGAGCCACAGTGATAATAGCAAGCATACCGCCTACAATGCCAAATAGTGTTTTTGACAAATTTGGAAATTTCTCGGTAAACTCGGCTATAGAATTTGTCACTTTTGAAAGTCCATTTACGATTAAATTCAACGTTGGCAAAAAGGCATCACCTATCGTGATACCTAAGCTTATGAAGCTTTGAGTAAGCCTTTCTAGTCCACTTTTAGTAGTGGCTAGTTTAGCCTTCATCGCTTCGTCCATACTGCCGATCGCACCTTTGTCATTTACAAGTTTTACAGCCTGGTTATATTGACCGATCGCATTTACTAGCGAACCTATATCGTCGGCAAATTGAGTACCGAACAGATTAGTTAGTACGCCCATTTGAGCCTTTTTATCGACTTTGGCTAGGGTGTTTAAAAACATATCAAGCCCGCTGCTAGCATCGCGTGCCATTGCAATCTTTAAGTAGTTTGCATCCATTCCAATGCTTTGCAGAGCTTTTTTAAATTTCTCGTCTTGCCCGTCGATATTCGCAAGTTTATTAAATAGCGAGTTCATTGCTGTTGAGGCCACTTCTGGAGCTTTACCTAGAGACAAAAAGCTACTAGCAAGAGCTGAAATTTTATCGCCTTTAAGCCCAAGTATCGAGCCTGAGCCTGCCGTACGACCGATTACGTTTATGATATCTCTTGCCTTTACCATAGACATTTTATCGTCAAGATAGTTTATCTTATCGCCAAGAGTTGCTATCTCATCAATTCCTAGTTTTAGGTTGTTCATCGTTAGCGCAATCGCATCGCCCGCATCTTTACCACTCATATCAAATGCTACGCCCATTTTAGAGACTAGCTTTGTAAAGTCTGCGATCTTTGAACTATCAAGCCCAAGCTGTCCGCCAGAGGCTGAAATTTGAGCTAGCTCGTTTGCGTTTACGCCAAGTTCGCGACTTAGCTGTTTTATCTGCTCTCCTAAATTTTTTACCTCGTCCTCACTTTTAAAATCGACATATTTTTTAACTTCCGCCATCGAGCTTTCAAAATCTACAGCAAGCTTAACTGGCACCACAAAGCTAGCAGCCGTTGCTAGAGTGCTTTGCCATTTGCCCAGCTCACCACTAATCTTGCCTACATTCGTATCGATGTTTGCTTTAAGTGTACCGATCTTAGCTATTTTTTCATTTAGCCCAGTAACGTTTTTGCCAACTTTTTCAAGCCCAGCACTAAGCTTGCTAAGTGAGCTTATATTGCCAGATAAAGCACCAAATCCAGCTGTTTTTAGGCTAATTAATATACCCACTTGCGTGCCATCCATTTTTGTTCTCCTTTTCTTGACTTTACTGGTTTTTTGGCTTAAAATATCCGTATGAAACGGCTCATTTTTCTTCTATTCATCCTATTTTTAGGAACTCTTAGCGCCTATATGATCGAGGGTAAAATACCAAATAGCGATAATATCGCGGGCGGATTATTTTTCGGAACCATCTTAGCAGTGCCAATTTTTGCTCTACTTAATGCTTTTAAGTTAGCTCCATCCACCAAAGATCACCACTCTACGCCTAATATAGATTTTCTTTTTGATGAAAAAAAAGACAGCAGCGTTAGCATTTTTGTGGCTTTAGCTCTAATTTTTTCAGGGCTAATAGGCTTTTTTAACATTGAATTAGCTCTTGCTTGCGCCTTTGGTTCTATACTATTTCAGGGCATTATTAAATTCTTAATAAACTATATCTTTTATGCCAAACTTTGAGATTTGGCCTTTGCAATTTCACCAGCTATTTCTAAAAAGCTTTGATACTCGTTAAGCTCAAGCTCCATTATTTCATTAAATGAAAAATGAAGCGTATGAGCTATTATTGCAACCCCTTCATAAGTCGGGGCTAACCTAAAAAATTAGTCACCATTCCTAAGATTAGGGCACAATCTTTTGCATCCAATTCATCAAGTTCTGCCTCACTTAGGCAAGTTAGTGTGCTTGCTAGTTTAAATGTAAGTGCGCCTTCATCGCCTTTTGTGCCTCTCATCGCAAAGCGAAGATCTCTACCTTTTGGATGTCTTACCTTTAGGTCTTTATCATCGCTTAGTTTTACTACGGTGTATTTTTCACCATTCTCTTCTATGATATTTGATTTTTCTACTCTAATTTTTGCCATATTATTCTCCTAAATTTGATCTAACCCCTGCCATATAATCAACTCCACCTATAACGCATATCATATTTTCACTATCTTTTAGCACCATTGGCACACCATCCACGTTGATGTCCACAAAATGAGCTGATAGCTTAATAGTAACTTCTAGCTCTTTTCCGCTTTCAAACTCAGATACTTCATAACTGATAATATCTCCGGTAAAAGCTGCACTAAAAGGCACAGTTTTGCTTTTGCCGCTTTGGAAAATGCTAGCTTTAAAAAGCCACGGAATACGGTTGGTAAAGCTGTTTAGCCCCAAATTTACCCACATGTTTTTATCCAGCACACTAACTGTAAATTCAACCTCTGTTGCCTTTAGCATGCCAGTTGTGTAATTTGTACTAAGAGCTCCTTTGCTCTCTATCATTTCAAACTCTATTGTGGGAAGCTTAAGCTTTTTTGTTACACCAAGATAGCCGATGCCATCTATATAAACGTTACCTTCTTGGATTACTTGAGGAATTTGTCTTTTCATTGTTTATCTCCTTTATTTGTTTAACTCATCCATCAAAACGCTACCGTATTTATCCACGTAGATAAAATCAAGTGTAAGCTGCTTAACGATTGAATTGTTTTGCATTCTGACATCAAGGTAAAATTTACCAGCCGTGATAGTTGCGTCGGTGTTTTTTGCACTCCAGCTAAGCTCATATCCAAGAAGTACCTTTGCTCCAACTAGCTGACGAAGGAGCTCACTAACTGATCTTTTTGCGTGGTAAAGCTCACTAGCTTTTCTATCGATCGCAAACAGCACTCCCTTTTGGCAAGCTTGCGAAATACGATCAAATATCCTAACACGTGCTAGATCTTGCCAAATAGTATCTTGGTCACTCGTTTCGCCACCCCAAGCCCTAAAGCCACTCTCTCTGATAATGGTGGAAATTTTTGCTGCTCTGAGCTCATCAGCCGTGCAAGTTTCCCCAAGCTCAAAATCTACGTCTATTTGCGTGCCCGAAACTCCTATCATAACTCTGTTTGAATAGCTATCTGAATATCCAAACTCGCTTGCGCCATCTGTATGGGCTATCATGCCGGCTATTCTCGCACTTTGCCCCTCATAGACATAAGCGTTCGTTTCATCATCCCAAACCTTGACATTTGGATAAGCGGCAACTAGCCTATTTGTACCAAAATCGCCCATTTTAACAATAGCTGCTGCTGCGTCATCTGCTTTTAGATCTACAATGCCAGTTGCTTTTAGCCTAGTTGCCATCTTTTCTATCTCGCCTTTAATTGCATCTTCATGGCTAAAGCCAGGCGCGATTATTAAATTTGGGCTATAACCAAAGCGTGATTTAGCTTTAGCAAACGCTGTAACGGCACTTTTACACTCCGTGATCTCATCGTTTGTGTCCTCATCGTCATCTTTTGTAAATACACTTAAAATTATTTGAGTATTTACGGCCTGATCTTCAATACCTTTTAAAGCCCTATAAATAGAGCCTTTTTTAAAAGATTGGCTCGCATCCTTTTTTGCTTTGTATTTTGCTTCAAGAGCTTCAAGTGCCTTTGCTGTTGTCATATAAAAATGTAGGCCATTTTCTAGCACCTCTTCATACCCTGCTATACCAATAGGTGTAGTACTTTCTACCGCTATTGGTCTTGCCGCCTCAGCTGATACGGTTACGTTTACTCCGAATTTTGCTGCCATTTTTATTCTCCTTTTTGATTTACTTTTTTAAATGGATTTACACACCACACCGTTTTTAAATATTTTTTGTCATCTCCTTGGGTGAACGCCTTAAAATTTAAGGCATTTGCCCCTGCTATATCCATAAGCTTCCACCCTAGATATATCCTGCAATAAAATTTCCCATAGCGCACGACCCTAAAAAACCCAAAACGCTTCTTGCCATTTTTTAAGACACATGTAACCTTACAAAAGCCACTCTCTTTGCCACCATTACTGGTAATATTGGGATCACCTAAAGTTTCTATGCTATATGGATTTACTTCATCTACTTTTACGCCTAAAATTTCACTTGAAAAACGTCCTATCTTATTGCGCAAGAGCCAAAGAAGTCTTGCTTTGTATGTTCTATTCTTTGGCTCTGGATAATGGCTTTTTCTCCAGCCACTATCGCCATTGATAGCAGCACACTTACCATCGTAATAGTCGTTTGCATCTTCAAACCACCTAAATATCTTTGGCAAATGCTCGTCATCTTTTTTGCAAAATAGTAATGCAACTGGTACGACCACAAATGAGAGGATCTCAAGCAAAAGCTCTACTAAAATGATCGCTATAAGACGCAATATCTCTTTACTCTTTAGCATCATTTTCCTTTTTTGACTTCTTGCTTGGCTTCTCACTCTCTTTTGTTTCGCTCTGTTTGTATTCTGGGCACTTAGGACACTCGCTCCATGTGCAAGCGCCGTCTTTATCCAGCTTTGATGCACAAATTTCGCACCTTTTTATTTTTGCTCTCATTTTTTATCCTTTTCATTTGGTCTAGTTTTTACAATGTCGGTGAACTCGTCACCGCTCAGGTACCAAAATGGCTTCTTGCCATCTTCGTACTGAAACCTGCTAAAGTCATCTGGATGCGTTGCCAGATGAGCGAATACACGTATGATGTTTGTCATATTACTATTGTCCCAACCCTCGCACTTTCTAGCACGCAAAAAGATCATGATAGGGCAAAGTAGCACGCCCAAGATTATCGATAAAACGCATATTAAAAAATAGCTCATTTCATCCCCTCTCTTTGAATTATTAACTCCTTATATTCATTTCGCAAGCTCTCTAACACGGCATTATTGCCAATAATAAGAGCATGCTTTATATCATCCTCGCATTCTTTTATATCTGCTTCGAGCTGTGCTAAAGCCTTAGCTTTTTCATCTATCTTTGACTCTAAAAGTTTTTTTGCCTCATCATCACTTATTGACGTTAGCCCTAGCTCTTTTACCCTTTGATTTAGTAGTTCTTCGCTTACGTCATCTTCATAAGCGAAAATTTCATTATTTTTATTTTTATATCGTTTCATTTGCGCTCCTTATCTTAGTTCAAACCATTTCTCGATTGTAGAGTTGTATATATTGGTGAGTTTGTACCTTGCACCGGGAGGAACTATGAAAGTCATTACTGTATTAGTATACTGACCTCCAGTACCAGTGCCAGTGCCAGCTACCACAACATCATTTACGTTTGCCAGGATATATGATGCTGTTTGAGGATTTACCTCTACAAAAACAGCAATTGGCTTGCCTGTTGTATTTTCGTAGTTTTCATTTATTCGTTTGATATTTTTAACATCAATATATGTTTGCCCTACGCCTAATCCTTTCTGACTACTGTTCACAAACTCGCTTACCGCTTTCTCAGTAACAGCTGCATCTTCCTGCTGTGCTGTTATAGAGTTTTTTAGCCTCGTTATGCCTGCCTTTGCTTCAGTCGCAAGTATTGTTTTATCGATTTGCCCAGCCGTTGGAGTGTTTACGTTTTTGGCTTTTATGATGACTACTACGGCCATATTGTACGGTCTTGTTTCATTTGCGGTTCTTGGCTCGCCGTTTACGCCGTCTGATTTTGGCTCTGCAATAGATGATATATTATCCCTAGTGCCAGGTTTATTTGATGTATTGCCTGTAAAATTATAAGTCCAACCAACTTCTGTTGTACTATCTTTCCATTTGTGAAAGTGTCCTTGAAATGCATCTTGTTGAGCTGTGCCAAGTGCAGCCGCATTGCCACCAATACCACGCATAAACTTGCCATCGGCAAAGTTTGGCAAGTTAAAATTTTGCCCACTGCCACCATATACGTACCCCAATACGTCAAATAGCTCGGCGTATTCTGCTTTTTTGAGACTTCTGCCATCTGCTATCAAAAAGCCAGCAGGGATCGTTTTTTGGCTTGGATAGCTTAGATATGCACCTATTGGCAAGCCATCTGTTAGCTCCGTTTTTAGTGCAAATTTGTCGTCGCTTTCTTGTTTGGTGTATGCGTCGATTTTATCTTTTATCTTAAGAAACATCTTTTCGCACCATTTTCTAGTTGCTAGCACTATATTGTTGTCAACCTTTAAAATGATGCTCTCGTTTGCGTTTGAAATTTGAAGTTTAAAATTTAATGTGATGTCTTTGCTTGACCCCTCATTTAAAAGAGGCTTGTAAGTATCTGCAAGGCGTGCCACCGCAAAAAGCGAGCCATCATCGCAGTATATGCCAGCTGTTTTTATGTAAAATCCGCCAACTTCAGGCGGTATGATGGCATCGACGTCGAGGATGTTATTATCGTTTTCGTCTATCGTTACGGCGTTTATTGCACCCCTATACTTTTCATTTGGTATTGATGTCGTCTGCTCGCTTAGCTCTCCTTCGTAATCACTCACTACGATCTCTTTTAGAGCTATCTTTGACCCATCGCTAGCGGTTTTTAGTAGCTTATTTATGCCGTTTACTGTTAAAAGTGTGTATTGCTTCATTTATCCATCCTTTATCTTGTTAAAACTCTTATTGCATTGATTGGCATACTTATGATCTCGTTTATCTGCGTAGTAGCTCCTACTTTAAAGCTTGCTCTTTGGTTTATATTTGATATTACGTAAGGATCTACACTTATGTTCTCACCGCTAAATGTGTAAGAGTAAGCTTTTAAATTTATACTAGCAGTCGCTTTTATGCTTGCTCCATCATATACGCTACGCACGTTTTTGTAGGTGTTTATGATCTCATCAGATCTCTTTAGTGTCTGTGGGCTTACTCCATTTTTACTTGCATCAAGCTCTAGTTTGAAGTGATAAGGTAGTCCAGCATAATCAAACCACTCTTTAACCTTGGTATCTGCATAAAGTGCGCTTAATGCCTTATTTAGACTATAAAAAGTGCCTGAGTAGTAATGTATCTCGTAAGCGTTTTTTATGAGCTCTCTGGCTTCATTCTCGTTTAATCCATCAATATCCACATCAAAGCTAGCTGAGAGCACTGGCAGTAAATTTTTTGGAGCTTTGCTTGCAAGAGTATTTATGACACCAATGTCTAAATCCTCAAACCTTACGCCAAAAAGCTCATCAAATTTCTTATCAAATTTGCTTTTGTGATTAGGCAGCAAGCTCATAACTCAGCCTTTTTATAGCTTATCTCATAGCTTAGACTTACAAATTCTTTTACGCTTATCTTTTTATCATTAAGCGGTTCTTTAAGGCTTACTCTATAAACGCCATTGGTATGTAGGTTTTTATAGATATAGCTTAAATTTAGATCCTCGCCAAGGCTAAGAGTAGTTGGCAGAGCTGATATGGCTTTAGCAATTTCGTCTTGAAAGAGCATATCTGTTAGCTCAAGAGTGGCTACTACCTTTACATCTATCTTTGTAGCATTTAACACGCTTAGATTATCAGTTAACGGCCTGACCTTTTCGGCATTTAAAAAGCTCTCCACGTCTTTGCGCGTCTCTTCGCTCATGTCAGTAGTTTTTAGATAAATTTGCACCACTCCAGCACCGCCATTTAGTACGCTGCACTCAATAACCTTTGCATTTGCGCTAAGTGTTTGATAAGTATATGCTTTAGCACTGCCTGCAGTTGAGAAACGCTCCAGGCTTAAAACTGCACGCTCTCTTAGTCTCTCGTCGCTCTCAAGCTCGGCTCCGCCCTCAAACTCACTGAGCTGTTTTGCTTTTAATACGAAAGGAAGTGGTGTTTGGATATATTCGCACTTTGCTTTGCTGGTTTTGCTAAACTCATCTAAGACGATTACTCCAACAGCTTTTAGCTCATTTGCTCTTATTACAACTTCACTTTTTAAGCTAGCTATTTCACCATTTTCGCTGCGTAAAATTAGCCCTTTTGGCAAATATGTATCGCTGTTTCTTGGCATTGAAAGGCTAAATTCACACTGCGCGGTTGGCTTTTCTCCTTTTAGTCTCTCTATGCCATAGATCGCTACTATGTTATCAAGGTCATCTCCAGTAGAAAATGGCAGCAACATAGCCCTAACGCTATCATTTATCCTGGCTCGCAAGAGCAGTTCTCTATAAGCTAGCGTTTCAAGAAGTGCCGAATAATTGTCACTTTCAAGTAGTGAAATTTCATCATCAGCTAAATGCTCTTTAAAAATGTTTTTAACATTATTTAAAATTTCATCATATTTAAGCACCTCAATAACGTTTGGATATGGAAGTTGTTTTAAATTCATGCTCTTACCTCTATCTCATCACCACTCATAAGCACTACTTTAAAGCTAAGCTTATGATCTTTTAGACTCATAAGACGAACTTCATCGATCTTTACTCTCTTTTCCCACTTCTCAACCGCCTCTATCACAAAGCACGCCAGATCAGCACGAAATTCATCATCTACCTTGCGATCTATTAGCTCATAAATTCTGCTGCCATACTCAGGCAGCATCACCCTTGAGCCAAGCGGAGTTAGGAGTATGTCTTTGATAGAGTTTTCTATATCAATTAGATATTTCATCACTAATCCCTCGCAAGTCCGTTATTTTTATGATCTGTTAGGCTGCCACGCACATCACTTACGCTGCCGCCAAAGTTTGCATTACCACCTGTTGTGATTGAGCCAGTGATTTTTACATCTCCGTTTATCTCAAAACTACCGCTATCACCATCAACTCCAGCTGTATTTATCGCCCCTTGTATCAAAGTGTTGCCAAGTAGCTTGATGCTTGGACTTTTTATAGTGGTATCGCTAGCTTCTACCATCACATTTTTAGCCTTTACATTTGCGTTATCGCAAGTTATGTTTATAAGCTTTGGAGATGAAATTTCAAGACAAGAGCTAGAGCTGTCATAGCTCATCTTTATGCCATCTTCAAAACTTACATGCACCTTTTTATCAGTAGCGTCTGCCTTGTGAGAGCTTTGATAAAGCCCACGAAGCACCACACCTGAGTTTAACTCATCATGCACAGGTAGCACTAGCACTTGCTCTCCTACACGTATTGGTGAAAAGCTCACTGCATAAGAGTTGGCATGTGCTTGAAATACCGGCAAAAAATCAGTTACCATCGAACCAATGGCAACTTTTGCACGGTCATCTCTTACTTCACTGATAATTCCAACTTCAATCATTTATATGCTCGCTAAATTTTTTATTTCTTGGCGTTCTTGTGTACTTTACGCTATGCTTGATCTCTTTTACATCATCATGTATTTCATTGAGCTTCTCTTTATTTATGGCAAAATTTGCTGCCAAAATATCGCTTAGTTTTTCAGTGGCGCTACTTTGTTTATTTATCGCTTCACTATTTTTATTGACCACATCGATCATCAAATCAGTGTTTTTGCTCGTATATCTACTAAGCAGCCAAAAGATCACCACAAAGCCTATAAAGCCAAAAATCGCCATAAAAACGATAAATTCATTTAAACCCCATGATCCAGCTAAATTTATTAATCCAGCTGTCTCTCTTATCTCATTGCCAAAATCTAGGCTATTTTCCATCTTCTTCCTTTATTCCAAGACATTGTTTTAGTTTTTTTTCACAGTCGCGGTAATAAATAGCAATCTTCTTGTCCGTCTCAAACGTGCCATCATTTTTGGGTTTTAGTGGCATTTTGGCATTGCATTTTATAGGCATATATTTTTCTTTATATACAACACTAGGCTCAGGCACTTGTTTATTCGCGCAGCCTGAAAAAAGCAGAACGAGCGCCGCAAAGAACACTAATATTCTCATTTAAACAGCTCCTTATATGCCGCTAGTTCGGCCTCGCAGCTTTTATCTTTGACGTAGATCTTCTTTATCCGCTCAACCTCTTTTGACGGGGTATCGTCGATCTTTACCGCAGCAGCCTTTATAGCTTCGTTTTGTGAAGCAAGAGCTGTATCGCAGGCACTTAGATTGTTTTTGACTGTAGTGTAGTCCTTGGTTAGTCGCTCGTTTTTCTCTTTTACGCTTTCAAGGTCTTTAAGCAAGACGGAATTTATACTTTGGAGTTTTGAATTTTCCAAAAACAAATTTACGCAAGCAAAACCTAAAAGCGCGGCCAATGCAAAGCCTACGATAGGAAGTTTAGTCGCCAAAAAGCCCATCAAACACCCTTGTTTATGATTTCTACGGTTAGCGGCTTATTCTTGGCTCGCTCCATAAATGCTTCAAGTGTCTTTTTGCTATCGTAAATCCCTCTTTCATCCGCTTTCGCACCTATCAAAACGCAGCCTAGCGTATCTTTGGGGTAGTTCCCTGCGTGAATGAGTATACGGCGGCTTTTGCTTACCTTTTCGTTAAAAAGCGTCGCTAGAACCCGTCCGAAACGCGGGCTATACTCCCACGCCGTCTCGTATACTCCTTGTGGCACGCGTAGATCTCGCCCCGGCGTTACACAGTCTTCGCCCGCGGGTTCAAGGGTGTAGCCTGAGAGTAGCGGCTTTTCGTCCGCTTCGTGCAGTTCAAACTTTCCTATAGTACCGTCACTTATATTTTTAAAGCGCGTTATCGTTAGCTTCACAATAAGCCTCCTAGTACCTTTTTTGCTCTGTTTGGAGTTTGTTTCGCCCAAAGAGAATTCATGCCGCTTTGATAGGCGGCTTCGTATTCGCCCGTTCTTATATGGTGCATCGTGGTTACGAATTTCTTTACCTTTGAAACGCCTAACTGATAGGCCATTTCTATCACTACTTCTTGGACGTTTTGCGGTTTTTCCTTTAACCAATCAAACGTCGCGAATACTGCGGCGGTTAGTTTTTCAAGCTTGAGCTCTAAAATTTTATCGGCCGTCTCTTTACTCATGGGTTCGTATTTGCCGCCGTTTAGCGCTAGCTCGTCGGCCGTAAGCGCGGCAAGCAAAAAGCCGTAGCCCACGGTTAGTCTTCCCAGGCTATCCTCGTATCTATGATCTTTAAGACCCTCATTTTCTTTGATTTTTTCTATTAAGGTCATGGCATCCTCCAAACTTTTGCCGCAATATTACGCCATACCCGCCCCAAAATCTATCACAAATTTTTGTCAAAAAACTTTGTCAAAGTTCTGTAATAGATTCTCGGCGCGAAACATTTCATAATTGCGCCAAAAATACACCAAAGGCGGTAAATGCTGGAAGAATTTGAAAAAGAACTTATAAACACGATTAAAGAAGTGACCGAACAAAAAAGCTCGGTAATTAGAGCATATTTGGGCGAGTTTAATAACAAAGAAGAGATGGAGCTATTGATAAAAGGCGGCGAGAGCTTCGTATTCGTAGAGTTTGTGGATGAAAAATACGAAAACGTAGTAGAACGAAGCGCGACGTATAATATCCATATACTAGCCTGCACTTCAAACAAAAATCAAAACTATCGACAAGCCAATAAATTTAAAGCCTACGCTCTATGCGAGGCAATAGATGAAAAGCTAAGAAACTCGAATTTATGTAACGAGTTTAGGATAGAGCCCCAAAGCGCTAAGGCTTCGCTAAACGATATTACCGACTACGGCTACGTCTACGTGCTCACCAGGCAGATACGAACACAATTTTTAGAAAAGGACGAATTCTTATGCTCATAACGAAAGACTTAATCGCACTAAAGGACGATAAAGAAGGAGTTTTAAGCGAAATTTGCCTGGCCGTAACCGGCGTTTGGCAAGGGCACGCTGGAGGAACGTTTAGTATAGACGCCGCCGATATCGAAAAGATGAAACTAAATTTCGACAAGCGCAGCCTAGACATAGTGATCGACTACGAGCACCAAACTTTAAGCGGGGAGATAGCGCCTGCCGCGGGCTGGATAAAAGAGCTTTTTATAAAAGACGGCGCACTTTACGGGCGCGTAAGTTGGACGGCTAAAGCAAAGGAATTTATCAAAAACGGCGAATACAAATATCTTAGCCCTGTTTACGACTTTATGGGGGTAGATGAAAAAACCGGAGCTTGGCAGGGGTGCACGTTGCACTCGGCGGCGCTAACTAATAAGCCGTTTCTTGACGAGCTGGGCGAAGTAAGAGCAAATAAAAATTTTACAAAGGAGACAAACATGGATGATGCGAAAAATCCAAAAGGCGAGCCGCAGGCTCAGACTACTACACAAAACGGCGCGAGCTATGAGGCTCAGATAGTCGAGCTTAAAAATCAGCTTGACGCCTCTAAACAAGAGGTTGCTACGCTAAAAGAGCAACTAGCTCAAAGCGCGGTAGACACAGCTATTATCGCAAATAAGCTGCAAGAAAGTCAAAAACAGTGGGCACTCAGTTACGCAAAAGCCGATTTAAACGGCTTTAATGAGTTTTTAAAAGGCGTTATGCTGCCGCAGCAAAAAACAAGCATACCGAGTAACGATATATTTGCCAACAAAAGCCAATCGGACGTAGAAATAGATGTCGTTAAATTTGCATTAGGAGGAGAATAAAATGTCTAACGAACAAAAAAAGCCAAAGACTATTGGAGATGTGGTCGTAAACAAGGTGCTCGGCGTTAACGCCAAAGTAGAGACTACAAAGACCTTAGAGTGCGGAGCCGTGCTGTTTAGTATTAACGGTGGCGAGAGTTTTGCGGCCGTAACTAGCGACAATCAAACCGCTACTATCGCAAACGCTTCCGCGGTATTTGGGGTACTTTGCGACAACGTAGAGGCCACAGGGGATGCAGACGTGCTTGTGCTCGGCGAAGTGATGCTGGAAAACGCCGCGGCGGAGCTAAAGACCGCACTGTTCAAACAAAAAATCATAGTTAGATAAGGAGATAAAAAATGGATGAACTTTTAAAAAAATTTACGGTCGAGGCGATGACTGAGATCATAATTCAGACTAAGGTCGATCAAAATTTTATAACGGATACGTTTTTTAAAAAATGGACTCCGACGCTTTCCAATACCCATAACATTATCATCGAAAAAGGTGCGGGCATAATCCTTGAAAGCGTTAGCGAAAACGGAGAGCACTTAGTGACAAAAAATCCCGACCAAACTATCATCTCTGTACCGCTTCCTCGCTTCCCACAGTATGATCCACTCCCAGCTAGCGAGATGAATTTACTAAGAACGCTCAATACCCAAAGCGAGCAGCTTAAATCATTGTCTGCGGCTATCGGCAAAAAACTAGCTAGCCAAAAGAGCAAGATCACCAACACCGTAGAGTATATGGCCATAGGCGCTATTTTCGGTAAGGTAATGGACGGCAAAGGAAAGGTGCTGTTTGAGCTTAGCGCAAATAGAAAAGAGATAACTATCACGAATGCGACTAAATTATTGGATTTATTAAGCGATATCGAGGCTGCGCAAAAAGAGGTGTTAGGCGTTGCAAAGCCGTATATCGCGCTAGTAACTAGAGAGCTTTTTGGCGAGCTGCTTAAACTAGCCCAAGCCCAAGAACTTCTAAAGCTAGAATCCTGCGGAGTCATTGACAGTAACGGCGTTTTAACCCTTAAACTTTTTGGCAAGACCTTTATGCCTTACGATGCCTCGTACAAAAACACAAAAGGCAAAGATACGAGCTACATGAGCGGCAAAAAAGGCGTAGTAGTGCCTTTGATGGACGACATCTTTGAAATAGTTTATACGAGAGCAAACCATACGTCTGCCATCGGAAAGGCTCCGACTAAATTCTTTGCTGCAGCTCCCGAGGTGCTCGACAAAGGTATGGGCTGGGGCATTGTTAGTGAAAGCAGACCGCTTCCGATCTGCAATAGGCTTGACGCGATCATCGAGTTAAAAATGTAATAAATCAATTTAAAAGGGCTTCACGCCCTTTTCAATCAAAAATGACTAAAACTACGAGAAAAATATTTTAAACGTTTTAACGCGCTTTTAACGCTCGCTAAAAGCTAATAACGAATACGGTCAAAAGGTTTAAAATATTTGGAGACAAAATAATGGTTTTAACAAACGAGGATTTACTAAAAGAAGTTTCTACTAGAGAGTTGCAAGAGCTCAGCGACTTTGAAGGAAGCGGCGCCGTTAATCAAGGCGTCATAGACGATAGCGTAAACGATGCCTTGGCTTATATCTCTTCTTTTATCAAGCTTCCGCAAAACCCTACGCCACTACTAAAAGACATCGGCGTAAATTTGACTATTATCGAGCTCAAAAAGCGCAACAACTTTCCCAAAGAGGCGCTGAATGAGCAGATAGAAAAGATGGATACCCTACTTTTGAAGATGGCTAACAAGAAGCTTCCGAGCCAAATAGAAGACGATAGTGCGCCCAGGCTCGGCATAAGAGCATTTAGGCACAGCGAGAAAAAAATGGACTTAAAGGATTTAAATGGCTGAGAAACCGAATATCAAAGAGCTAGCAAAAGAGCTATATTTAAAAGGCTTTAGCCTTGAGCGCATAGCCGAAATTTTAAACAAGACCGTAAAAACCATAAAAAACTACAAATCTCAAAATGGCGACTGGGACGAACTAAAAGCCGCAAGCTATCTAAACAAAAGCGGCGAAGATAAGCAAAACATCTATCAAAATTTCATCGAAGAGATGCGCCTGGCGGTCAAAGATATAAGAGAGAGCGAACTGCCTGCGGGCAAAAAGGCTGAGGCGCTTTCAAAAATAGGTGACAGCTTCGTCAAGATGACCAAAGTAGCAAGCTACGAAAATCCGGCGGCATACCGCCTAAGCATCGCTAAAAAGGTCATTATGCTAGTAGTCGATAAATTTAAAGACGACGAGAACAAAGAGTGTATCAAAAAACTCGTCGAGCTCATCGAGAGCGAGAAATTTGTCAAAGCTATCGAAGAGCTCGACGTTTAGGAAGAATACATGCTTTTTTCAAAAGACGAACTGGATAGCTTTTTAGAGGATAGCCGCGAAAGCCATAGGCAAGCGGGCGCCGTGGAGCCAGAACTCAGCAAACTCACGCGCAAAGACTTTTATGGCTGGCTGGAGGAGCTTAGCGGCGAGCTAAAAGAGCAGATACATCTAAATAGTCCTCTATCCCCCAAAGATAGGGCCGCAAGAGTAAAACGCGCCGAGCGCGATTTTATGTTTTTTGCGAGGACTTATTTCCCGCACTATTTTAGCATTAGCAGCTCTTGCGCGCTTCACGAAGATCTAGCACAGATTTTTGAAGCTATGACGCAAAACGCAAGCGGAGACAAATACGCCCGAGCCGCGCCGCGCGGTCATGCAAAGACCACGTACTGCTCACAGCTTCTTCCGCTTTGGTGTATTTGTTTTGGCAAGAAGCGATTCATAGTCGAAATTTCAGATGCCGTGGAGCTTGTTGAGGGGTGCCTTGAAGCCATCAAAGCCGAGCTTGAGGACAACGCAAATTTAAAAATGGACTTCCCGCACGTCTGCGGCGCAAGCAAGAACTGGAAGATAGGCGAGTTCGTCTCTAAAAACGGAGTCAAGCTTAAGGCTTTTGGCTCGGGTAAAAGACTGCGCGGTGTGAAGTTCGGCGTATACCGCCCCGATCTAGTAGTCCTAGACGACCTAGAAAATGACACCAACGTGCGCAGTAAAGAGCAGCGCGATAAGCTCGAGGAGTGGCTAGATGAAGCGGTTTTAAATTTGGGCAGCGTAGATGGTAGCCTCGACGTGCTTTATATCGGCACCGTACTTCACGCAGATAGCGTTTTAGCTAGGAAGCTCAAGCTTAAATTTTGGAATGCCAAGAAATATCAAAGTATCATAAATTTCCCAAAGCGAATGGATCTGTGGGAGAGATGGGCAGAGCTTTATAAAAATATATCCAAAGAGGCTAGCGAAACGTTTTATCTAAAAAATAAAGTCCTTATGGATGAGGGCTCTCGAGTGCTTTGGGACGATGCGCTACCGATCCTAAAACTCATGCAAAAGCGCGCCGAAAACTTGAAATCTTTTAACAAAGAGCAGCAAAACGATCCAAGAAGCGAAACGCAAATTTTCACCAAAGAGAGTATGCATTTTTATCGTGAACTTCCAAGGTGCGATTATTTTGTGATGTATATCGACCCAGCAGGAGAAAAGAAAAAGAGCGACTACACGGCTATAACGGTTCTAGGAGTAAGCAGGGCAGAAGCCAAGATCTACGTAGCAGAAAGCATAGTAGAGGTCATGAAGACCAAAAAGACCATCAAAGAGATCATTAGGCTTAATCAGCTCTATAAATGCCGCGTTTGCGCGATAGAGAGCAACGGTGGGCAGGAGTTTTTTAGAGGCTGGATCAGAGAAAAGGCCTTCGAGATAGGCGTAAAACTACCTTTAAAAGGCGTGAATAATACCGCAAGCAAAGGGCAAAGAATAGAGGAGCTTGAAGTGCCTATAGAAGACGGCGAAATACTCTTTCATCAAAGTCAAAGCTTGCTTATCGAGCAGCTTACGGAGTATCCCGAAGCCAAGCACGACGACGCACCCGACAGCTTGGCGGGCGCATACGACTTAACAAAACTAAAAAAGAAAGTAAAAAGGCGTACGAGATGATATTTGACAAATTATTTAAAAATAAATCCGAGCAGCCACAGCGCAAGAAGGCGACTCTCATCCCCCAAAACGGTACCCTGATAGATTTGCTGATAAATACAGGAGTTTCGAGTGTAGGCGACGACGATATGGATATGATACTAGCCGATCTTACCGTTACGCAGTGCGACGTGAGCCGCAAGTCCGTGACTGAGAAAAAAGAGATCCAAATCGTTTGCGACGATGAAAAAATTAAGGACGAATTTAAAAAGATTTTTAATCCCGACGTAGTCAGCCAAATTTTAGAGACCTATCTTTACGGATTAAACGTATTCGAGATTAACTACAAAGACAAAGAAGGTCTTGTATACCCAAGACTAGTGCAGCGCGATTTTAGGCAATTTAAATTTAACGATACAGGCGAGTTCACATTTAATGCGAACGGAAGCGAGCGAAGTATCCCGCCTTTAAAAGTTATATACGCATTAAACAGAGCGAATTTTAGAAAGGTATACGGAGACGGGCTACTAAAAAAGCTGTATTTTCCCGTCAAGATGAAAAACGCCAGCTTGAAGTTTTGGTTTAGGTTTTTAGAAAAATTCGGATCACCCTGGGCGATAGCAAAAACTAGCTACGAGCCCGATGAAATGGCTGCAGAAGTGCAAGCTATGCTTAGCGGCGATAGCGCGGTCATAGACACGGACGAGGAGATCACGCTGGTGCAGCCTACCTCAAACGTAGATTTTACGAGACTTCCCGCATACCTCGACAATCAAATCAGTAAGGCTATTTTAGGCGCAAATTTGACTAGCGATGTAAAAGAGGGAAGCTATGCCGCGGCAAAGACACATAATGAAATCAGAGAGGATTTGGCCGCAAACGATGCTAAAATTTTAATCTTCGTGATGAACAAGGCTATAAGTTTTTTTAAGGAGATCAACGGCTATAACGGCGAGCTTTACGCAAAACTATTCGACGAAGACGCTCCTAATACCGAGCGCGCCGCAAGAGACAAGACGCTATACGATATGGGCTTTGCTCCGACCAAAAAATATATAACCTCGACTTACAATATCGAGATCGACGAAAATGCCGGGGCGCAAGAGAAAAATTTAAAAGCTAATAAAGCTAATTTAACAGCCTTAAAAGGCTCTTTAAAGGCTTTAGATAGATTTGATAAAGCCACGGACGAGATGGATATAGAAGACGGCGAGATAGAAGCGACCTTAAACAAACTAATCGCAAGTAGTGAGACTTACGAAGAAGCTTTCGATAAGCTTTACGAGCTTTACGATCTACCCTTTGAAAAGCTTGAGCCCTTGATGTTTAAAGCCGTAGCCAATGCGCAGATGTTGGGATATCTAGATGAAATTTAGTTTTTTCGAGGAGCCTACGGCGGTTTATGAATACTTAAAGAGCAAAAAGTCCCAAGCGCACTTTGATTACGACGAGATCATTCACGACGCCCATAAAAAGGCTTTTACGATAGCCAAGATGACAAATTTAGACCTTTTAAAAGATATGCAAAGTTCGCTTACAAAAGCTTTTAAAGAGGGCATTGGGTTTGACGAGTGGAAAAAGAGCGTAAAGCCTATGCTTGCAAAGAAAGGCTGGCTGGGAAATATCAAGATAAAAGACCCAAGAACCGGCGAAGAAAAAGAAATTTACGTAGGCAATAGAAGATTAAGAACTATATTTAATACCAATATGAGAACAGCCTATGCCAAGGCTAGGTATGAAAGCCAGATGGAAAGCCTAGGCGAATACTTCCGCTATACTGCAGTGCTTGATAGCAGAACAAGAGAAGCTCATAGAAAGCTTCACGGTAAGACCCTGCCCAAGACTGATAAATTTTGGGATACCAACTATCCGCCAAATGGCTGGGGGTGTCGCTGCAAAGTACAGGTGCTAACTGAGGCTGAGTGTATAGCTAGAGGTATCGTGCCACTTGCAGATGGCTCTTTTTTACCTCAAGCTGCAGAAAAAGATTTTAGATACAACCCAGGTAAAGTTGATAAGACAGACGAAATTCTAAAAGATAAGCAAAATAAGGCCTTGGGCGCCATTACTTCAACTCTTGCAAAGAAAAATTTAAAACAGACATTAGAAAACTTCGAGCACGAAAGAAATATTTATGTTTGGCAAAAAAGCTTAGATGATATGGCAAATGCCGTAATTGGCGGTAAAATCATCAAGGATAAAATTTACCAGGTGGCTCAAGTAGGGGAGTTAAAGCAAAGTATCAAGAAAAATCTAAAAATCATCGACATAGATCCCAAAGCATCCAGTATAGCCGTTTATCAAAATACCATCTCGCACATCACGAGAGATAGCAAGCCGAAGGGAAAAGAGCCCAATATCGATGAGATAAAAGCCGTAGTAGGCGTATTTGACGAAGCTAAACGCGTATTTTACGATAAAAAGGACAATGTTTTACTATATTTTTATAATAGCCTACAAAACGATAACATGGTAAATTACGCCGTCATCCGCCTAGACTATACGCTTAAAAAATTTAAAACCGATAATTTTATAGCGACTATTACGAGGATACCCGTAGAAAATTATAAAGCTATTTTGAAAGATAAAAAAAGATACATAAGGATAAAGTAGATAAGGCCGGGCATCGAACCCAAGTCATATACAGCTTGCTTTTGCAACTGGAACCCTGCCAAATCTGGGCCATCTCTTATCTACTTTGTGTAATTATACCACATTTTAAGGGGACAAAACGCAATGATAGAAGTTAAAGGCCTAGAAGAGCTGCAAACGAAGCTAAAATCTCTGCAAAATATCGACAAAAAAACCAAGCCGCTAATGCAAACGCTAGGCAACATCTTACAAAATGAAATAGAAGCTAGTTTTGAGAACGAGAGCAGTCCCTTCGGACAAAAATGGCAAGCCTTAAAACCTAGCACTATCAAGCAAAAACAAAGACATGGAAAATCTCTTAATATTTTAAGATCAGATGGAAATTTGGCAGATAGGTGGATAGTTAAAGCGGATGATAAAAAAGCTACAGTGTCTAATAATACGAATAAAAACGGCTTTGCTTATGGACTAGTTCATCAATTCGGCACCAATAAGGCGGGACGAAGTAAAAATGTAAGAATCACGGCTCGCCCGTTCTTACCAGTAGATAAAAACGGAAAATTGCCGGATAAAACCGAAGAAGTCGTAAAAAAAGTAGCTATAAATTTCGTAAAGGATAGCTTTAAGTAGTAGTCTAGTTTCTTCTCTTTTTTCTAAACTCCCAAGGCGGGGTCGGGCTATCTTCTTGCCAAAGGCCTAGCTTTGCATTTCTGGCATACGCTTCATCATTCTCATACTCCTTGGAATACTTCTTAAAAGCCCAAGCGTAGCCGTTTTTGACCATAAATTTATTCACGTCTTCTCCATCAAGGAATACTTTTGCGATAGTCCTTTGATACTTATCTTTTTTATCTCCTGCTACGGTTACGATCTTTCCAGCTATTTTAGCCTGCAGGGCTTGTTTACATAAACGTGAGAAAGGTTGCTTTTTTTCTGGGGCGTCTATGCCGTGAAGCCTTATCTTTATCTCTTGCTTATCCACAGTCAAGACTTTTATAGTGTCACCGTCTGAAATTTTTACCACCTTTGCCTCATAGTCCGTAAAGGCGCAAGTAAATAGCAGGCTCGTAAATATTAGCAATTTAAGCATTTTTAAAGGCCTTTTTGGGGTGTATTATAGTTGCTTGGGAATATTTTGTCAAAAAAGGATTAAAGGCGGAAGTTTCTACAGATTGGATTTTAAAGAAAAGCGTAGGAAAGAGGACGCATTTACTCGAACAAACTAGGCTCTCTTAACTCTTTGGTTATAGCACAAACGCTGTTATAGCTCAAGTTATGCTTCGCGGCGATCTCACGAATGACTACTGGGCGTGGTTTGCCTAGTTCTATGCCTTCTTCGTATTCTTTGAGTATATCGTAGTTTCTAAACGTACCTTTGTAGCTTGGCACGTAAATATTTGCTCCGCCGTATTCTTTGATGATGTCGGCCATGCTTTCGCTCTCTTTGACGCGGTTGTAGAACTCGGCAAATATATCGAAGCTATTTATCATTTGTAGTATTTGTCTTTCATTTGAATAAGGGCTTGCACGACGTCGGCGGCATCGCTTCTCGATAGAAATTTAAGATGCAAAGGTCTGATTTTAACTATCCTAAAGATGAGCTCTCTTAAAGCCATGCCTGTTTTTACGTTGGCTATCTCTCCCCAGATACCAACGATAGTTTCAAGCTGCTTTTTGGTAGCGTATAGGCTGCCTTTAGCTGGCGTTAGATCTTCGCCTGCTACAAAAGAAGGACTAGACGTTTTATTTGCTTTGGTTTTGCGGGTTGCTTTGCTTTTTCGCGCAGGTATTTTAAAATTTGCGCCTTTATGGGGCTTATATCCCACGACCTCTAGCACGGCCCTAAGCTCCTCTATACTTAGCTCTTTTAGACTATCTTTGCCGAATTGCGCCCGTAAATATACTTTCCTGCACTCGTCGTCCACGAAATAGTTGTGCTTCAATGTTTGTATCATTTTTATATAGTATTTTTTTAGTTCGCTCGTATTCATCTCAAACCGCCAAATTTAAGGTATCTTCCCGTATAGTTGTAATAGTTGTATCGGTTGTAGTCTCCGACTTGCAACTATATATCACGCTCTTGCCCATTTTACGGCTAAACCATAGCTTGCCGTCGAATTTATCCAGGCAATCCCTAGCCGTTCTATCGTCTTTTTCGTAGTTCATAGCGTTTAACAGCTCGGTCTTATTTGCCTCGCCACCGGCTAGTATCTTTTGTGCTAGAGTAGTAAAATTTAGCTCGTATTCGCTCATCCTAGCTACTTCCACGTCAAGCTCGTTTAGTTCTAAATTTAGCGTTTTTACGCAAAAACCGCTATCTTTTACTCCGGCTCTTTCTTTGGCTACTTCAAGTAAGAAATTTAACTCGTTTTCCTTGCTAGGGCGTTTTAGTAGATGATACATGACATCGAGAGAATTCCTTATGTGGTTGCTGCCTTGATAGTTTTTACCGTCTTTGTTAGAGTGGTGCAGGATGATCACGGTAGCTCCTGCTTCGCGTAAATTCTTAAGCGCGCCGAACAGCCTATTTATGCGGTTGTCGTTATTGATGTCTACGAAATCCCGCAAGCTATCCAGGATAAAAACGCAATCTTTGTAAGCTTTACCTACAGCGTTTTCTTCTAGCTTTAAAACAAGCTCAAATCCGCAAAGCTCTAGCGTGCTGCGCTGGATATAATTCATATTCTCGTAGCTTTCTATAAGTAGCCTATCTACGCCGCGCTGTTTGAGTACGCCTACGGGGTTGTCGTAGTCTATGAAAAACACCCTTTGACCCTCTTTGCAAAGTTTTTTAGCTAGAGCAAAGGCCATGTAGCTTTTGCCCGTGCCGCCGTCAGCGTAGATCAGTGTGATTAGCTGCTTTACTAAAAAGCCCTCTATCAAAAACTCGACCTTTTCGTTGAAACTATCCTTGGTTAGGCTAGAACTTTTTAAAAACTCGAAAATTTCGCTCATTATAATCCTTTTTTCCACAGCTCTTTTTCTAAAAATCCACGGCTTAAACCACTACACCTAGCTAGTTTTGATACGTTTAGCTTTCCGTTTTTAAAGCGGTAAAAACTAAGATCATAGCTTAGGACATTATTAAGTCTAGCTTGATACAATGATCTCTTTTTTGCGTGCAGATTATTAAGATGAATTTTTTGTTTAGTTGTCAAACCGTTTTTCCTTAAAATTAAACCTTTTAAAGAGCGTTAAAGTGGTTTAAAAACGCTCTTTAAAGGGCTTAAAGCCCTTTTGCCCTCTCTTTAAATTTTTTCAACTCTTCATAGTCAAATTTACAAACTGTTAGGACTATCATGACATATAGACATAAGGCCATCATCATGTAAGGAACTAGCATTACAGTTATCGCTACTGCAACTATATTTTTAGAATCTCTTTTCCGTTCCGATTTAGGAATTACTATCTTGGTAGCAATGAGAGTTACGATAAAAGCATAAACGTTTAAAATTAGCCCCCACGTCAAAAAACCTAGCATGATCTCTCCTTTATAAAATTTTTCATACACTCGTACGGATTTTGTCCGCGCTTAGCTATCTCGTCAAAAATATATCTTATGTGAGTGGTGACTGTGTAAAAGCCTATATGGCAGAAGAATCCCTCACGTCCTGCATTGATAGCGACTACGGCCATAGCGCAAAGTGAGTCGATATAATACTTGGGTGGATATTGCTGCAAGCTCGTCTCTTGCGTATATTTGCAAAACGCCGCTTGGTATTCCAAAAACGCACTATTAAATCGCTCGCTAAACTCCTCTTTGCACTTCTTTATAGTTGTGGCTTTTTGTTTCCTGTAGAGCTTTAGTAGCTCTTTGATCTCATCAAACTGTTCGTTCGTCATGCTTGCTCCTTTCAAAATTTTAAACCTTTTAAAGAGCGTTAAAGTGATTTAAAACGCTCTTTAAAGGGCTTAAAGCCCTTTAACACAAATTCTTAATTTTTCTCGTCTTACAAACCTAGGCAAAAGCCTATTTTTACTATCTTTTAACTTTTTAAAGTCGCACCAATAAATTTGAAAATCGCTCTTTATCTCGTTCATTTTCCTATCTCCAGGCTCTCTATCTTAGGCACTATCCTAAAATTATCTTTCACTACTCTTTTAAGACCGAGTTTTACTAAATCCTCGTCTTTTAGCTCCGCAAGTGCTTCCTTGTTAGGCTTTTCTTCATATATAATGCACTCTTTACCTAATCCAAATGCCTTTATTGAGCTTAACAAACTCTCAAGCTTGGCTTTTACGGTAGGTACTCTTACGCTTTTGCTTATGCGGTAACCGATCTCGCCGAAAGTAAATTCTTTTGAGCGTTTTTCGGCAAATTCAGCCTTATTGTCCTCACAAAATAGTGTGATTTGCTGCTCGATGTAGCTCTTTTCGCTTTCCAATCTTTCAACTTCGCTCTTTCTAGCTTCTTTTATACGGTTGCACTCAAGCGTTACTTCGCCGTTAATTTTTTCTATACCTACGCTTACTTCGCATAGTCTTTTTAAAGCGACGTCTACGTCGCTAAAACTATTTATTTGCATCTTTTACTCCTCATTAAAAATTTTTATTAGCCCTATCACTCGAACAAACTAAATTTAAGCTCACTAAGACCATATTCTTTAGCCCACGCCGCCTCTTGTGCCATGCCCTTACTCTTGTCGCTCCACTTGCACGGATGGCGGTAGTAGTAGCTACACACTCTAAGCAGCTCTTCACAGTTTTTCATTACTCTTTCGCGCTCAAGTTCGCTATATAGATCCATCCACGCAAGTACGGGTGAGATAGGCTCGTAGCCGTTAGCTCTGACGATAGCGCAAGCCTGCTGTGCTATTTGCTTAGCGTAGTAGTTTCTGTCCCGATCTTTGCACTCTATGCTTGAGTAGGGAGTAGAAACAAACACTAATCTCGCTGTTTTCATCTATTCTCCTTTCTTAAAATTTAACTTTATAGGAAGCTCCGCAGAGCTCCCGAAAAATTAAATTTAAGCTGCCGTATCGATCACTTTGCCGTCGGCGGTTCTTATGATATATTTACCCACCAGCTTAAACATACTCTTTGAGTAGTCCGCCTTTTGGCCCTTTATCATGCTTCCGCGCCTTATGCCCCATAGTTCACCTTTAGCACTTACTCTCATTTCAAATCCTTTCTCTTCAAATTCTCTCATCAGCCTAACCAGCCCCGCCGCTTGCGTTCGCTCCACCGCGCGATTTTCAAGAGGATTTATAGCTATATCCATCATTTTTTACTCCTTACAACTATTACAACCGTTACAACTATAAAAGCAACATCTTTGTAGCCTCTTTGACTACGTCTTCGTTTATAGGGGTCTTTGCGTATTCGCTTAGCATCTTTGCCCTTCTTAGCAGCTTTTCGGTCTTTCTGAAATTTCCTTTAGCTAGCACTTCTATTAGATCAATGCATGGTTTTTGCGTTACGCCGAAGTTTTTGCAAACTGCTTCTAGGTCGTCTCTTATTTTTTTCTTGTCTTCGTCTACATAGGAAAGTCCGCCTAGTATCCATTTATTTCCGACTCTCGAGCTTAGCTGCTCTAGCTCGTTTCCACTCTTTGAAGCTGTTAAATTTATGAGCAGCTTGTTTGTGCCCACGAGTACCAGAGTAGCGCGGCTAAAATCGTGCATCCTGCGCAAGCTTTCAAGCGCGCGGTAAGGCAAATGCTCGGCCTCGTCTATAATGATCGTTCTGCTTACCTTTTTTAGAGCTTCCGCGCTTTGACGTATTAACTCGTCTATGCTTCCTTTGTCGTTTAGTCCGAGCTCTCTAGCTAAAATTTTAAAAAGGCTCTTTGCGGATGTATTTATGGTAGCCTCGATTAGAATGCTGTCTGGATGCGTTCTTACGTATTCGCGAACGGCTCTTGTCTTTCCGCTGCCAGCTACTCCGCTTATCATTGCCATATCTCTATCTTGTACCGCCCAGCCGATCACTGCGTGTATGCTTTTGGCGTCCTTGGTTTTTACGAAAGGTAGCTCGTCTTGTAAAACGTCCACTTTTTGGATAAAATTGTCAAGATAGTTTTTAGCTGGCTCTTCTACTTTGTCGGCATACTTGTAGCTAGAGCCTTCCTTTATATATCCCGAGATATACGCGGGATTTATTCCCAACGCCGTAGCAAATTTGTTCTGACTCATACCGCTTGATTTATTAGCTTCGATGAAGTCTTTTATTCTGTCTGCTAACTGCATTTTTCCTCCTTTTAATTTTGTTTTTTAAATGTTTTAAACGCCGTTTAATAGGACTTTAAACGACCTTGAAAACATTTTTATTCTCCGCTTGCTATCTCTATGGCGTCGTCTACGGAAAATTTCTTTTTGTTTTTAGGTTCGGTAGAAATTTCAGGCAGACTTTCATAGTCAAATGCTTTGCTTTTGATACTATTTATCGCATCTTGCTCTTTTATAATCTGAGCTACGCCTATCAGATTTGGATTTTCTTCATATATCCTATTTTCCTTTTTGAGGCTATCTTGATGATAGGCTTTGGCTACTTGCAGATCGTAATTGACGTTCGTCCTTGTAAATTCGCTTACTTCGGCGGCTTTCATAGCTTTTCTTATCGCCTTCATCCTTGAGCTGTGGGTCTTACCTATCGCACTAAATTCCTCTGCGCTGAAATTTAGTTTTTCGATATCTCTAGCCTTGCAGACGAACTTGCCGCCCTCGGTAAATATAAACGCCTCGGTTACGTCGTCAATATTCACGCATACTCTTACCTTTGATTTCACTTCGAGCATATCTCTGCTCGAATACGTTATGCCATCTACCGTGACACCTTTTTTGGTTACTGGATACACGCCCTTAAATCCTGCAAACAGTATAAATTCTTCATATCTAACTCCTTTAAGAGGCGTAGTATCTGCGTTCCATAGCTTTATCGGTGCAGTCTTTTTGCGCTTAATGTCGGTTATATCCCACTCCAAAACGGCCGTTTCAAAGCGTTTTTTCATATCCTCGTAGGTCAAAAGATACTTTTGGTTTGTTTTTACCTTATGACCGAACTCGTCTTTATCTTTTCTATCTTTTTTAGGCGTCCTTTGCTCGATCCTTTCTCTTGCGGCTAGGCTTCCTCCTATATATCCTGGAGTATGAGCCATCATGCTTCTTTGGATAGTCCCAAAGTGTCTTTCCACGAAGGCTTTATCTTTACCCTTATAGGCTCTGGCGTGATCGTAGTCTATATTTAAGCCTTCTATCAAATTCATAAACGCGTCGCTTAGATAGTCCATGCCGTTGTCGCCTTTTATGCATTCAGGCTTGCCTAGCGTCTCTATGGCTCTCCAAAGTAGGCGAGTTAGAGCTAGGGAGTTGCTAGTTTCTGCTAGCGTAGCTACGCAGCGTCCGCTATATACCTCTATAATCGAGAGTATCGCAGGTCTTATCTGTACGCCTCCCTCGCCGTCTCTTACTATGACGTCTAGCTTTGAGCTATCTATCTGCCAAAGCTGATTTCGTCTGGTCACATATGCAGCTTGTTTGCCAGAAGCAGGCTCGTAGGCGCTATTTGTTTTATCCTCTCCCTTGGTTATCATCGCATACTCTAAAGGCCTGTTTTTATAGTATTCTTTTATAAATCTACGCACCACGCCAGTGTCGAAAAACGGCTTTACTTTGCCACCCGAAAACTCTTCACGGCTAAATTCCCCGCTCTTTTGACCGTAGTATGCGTGCAGATCTTTCCAAAGCTGAGTAACGTTAAAATCTCCGGCTCCGTATTTTCTGAAATTCGTTAGAATAAATTCCTTCATCCATTCTTCGAGCTTATACACGCCTCGCTTCTTGCCGCGCTTATCTATCAGGCCTCTTAAACCTTTACTTCTATAAGTGCTTTGCCATCTAAAAAAGCTTGCCGAGCTTATCCCACTATCCTCGCAAAATTTTTTACATGACACGCCGCTTTTTATAGCCGCCTCATACTCTTTTATGAGCTTTACCTTGGCTCTAGCTTCTTTTCTCTCTTCTTCGCTACAAGTTATATATAAGTCTTCTTCACTCTCTTCCGCACCGCCTTCTTTACCGCCGCTCGCGCCCTCTTTGTTCTTGCCGCCGCCCTTGATCTCGCTAAATTTCATCTGTCTAAATCCGCTTTGCTCAGAGCTGTCCTCTACGTATACGCATACGTCTTTATCTACCTTGCCGCTCTTTATCGCTCCGTCTATTTCTGCGATCTCTACTGCAAATAGCAGCTTTGCTCCGCCACGGCTTCTGGTGCCAGCATCTTTTATGCGGACAAACGGATATTTTTGGGAGTTGCGCCTAGCAGCTTCTTTAAGAGCGCTCAAAGAAACGCCGAAAATTTCAGCAGCCACAGCAGTTTCGACATAGATCATTTAGCTAGCCTTGCTCTCTTCTTGCTCTTTTTTAAGACCACTTGGAAGCTCTTTGATTATTCCCTCACTTAAAAGCACTTCAAACACTTTCCTTGAAGTAGCGAAATTTTTACTGCCTGTCACTTGACCACTTATGACCATATATGTGGTTCTCTCACTAAGATTGTGCTTTTTAGCCCACTGTCTTATGCTTATGCAGTTATCGGTAAAGTATTTTTTTATCATCTTGCACTCCTTTCTTCTAATTTTCATTGCTAAGTCGGCTTATAAATTTTAGTTATAATCTCGCTTTTAAGACCATAAATAAGGATTGTATGCATGAGGCTAAGATGAACTTCGCTTGCCCTAAGTGTAAGCAAGCTACGGCGATATCCATAACCACGTTAAAGTTAGATACTTTTGAATGCTATTACTGTGGTGAGAAGCTCTATGCTGGTGCATTGCCTAAGCTTGCCTATAAGCTCAGTAAAGAATTTCACAAGCTTTTCAAAAAGCATGCCAACGCATACTTTTATACTAGGATAGAGTTTGAAAGAGACTTCCAAGAGATAGATGATGGCGGAAGATTTTTCTTTGATGAGCTTAAAGTTTTCAGGATAACGATATGCTTATCGCACCGCCTAGATTTGAGATACTAGCTTACCAGTTTAAGTGTATAGACACTAGTGCTAGAATGCTTTTGCACGACGATAGCATAGCTCATCCAAAAGACTATTTTATACCTGCCAATTATCAATTTTCATATAAATTTAGCGAAGTCATGGATGAGCCGTATCTAAATGCGTCGCACAAAGACATACCTAGCGAACAAGATCGCAAATTTCTTGGGCTACATCTACTTGATTACGCCGATTTGATCCACTATACAAGACTTTATAACTCATATCTGAGAGCTTTTTCGCATACTCATCACACTTTTGCTTGTCTTGAGTATTGATCGAGTCTATATGTTTATACAAGACTCTATCGCAGTATCTCACAAGCTCTCTTAAATATCCGCCTTGGCTCAAAACCACAAGCAGTCTCTCTGCGCCTTTGCCTAATCGTTGTCTAACGCTAAAGCTAGACTCGCTCGGCTCGGCACCACAAAATACGACTTTCATTTCTTGCCTTTCTGCCGACTTAACAATGAAAATTTAAAGAACTATTTTTCAAACCTTTGAAAGATTTAATCTCAAATAAGATATAATTTTTTCGTAGATTTGAAAGTATTATATAGTATTTTAACCTTATTTGTCAAGGTTAAAATACCTTATTTTTACATTTTTTGATCAAAGGCGACAAAATGGACAACCAGAAGGATAAAATCATATTTGAAAATATGAAAAAGTTTTTCAAGGTCGATAGTCTCGAAGACGTAGCGGAAAAACTCGGCTATTCTAGAAATACAGCCGCCACATGGCGCTCAAAAGGTTTAACCTCGACAGTAAAATTAAAATTTGCCAGCCTAAGCGCTGATAAGGTAAATAAACCTTATAATGACAAGGCCAGTTTAAGGTATTTTGAAAACATAACGGCAAGCGCTGGCTACGGCTCTAATAATGATGAACAAAATTACTCCATAATCCCTGTTGGAAGGGATTTTATGGAGCAGGTTTTAAAAATACCTTTTAAAAATTATGACGTGATTAAAGTTTTCGGTGATAGCATGGAACCATTTGCACAAGACGGCGATGCCGTAGTGGTGGATCTGGACGCAGAGGTAAAAAACGGCGACGTCGTTATAGCAAATATCGGTGGAGACGTATATATGAAGAAATTTCTGAGAGACGCGATACATAAAGAAGTAAAATTAACGTCGCTAAACAGCTTTTATCAAGATATTATTTTAAAAGGCGAGGAAATAGATCAGCTAAAAATAGTAGGTAAGGTTAGGTGTAAATTTAATATCAATATGAAAGTATTTTAA